TTCTCTTTGCTCATCTTCATCTCTCCATCATTTGTCAGTCCGTTCAGTATACGCAAGACGAATACTCTTGCAACTTATTTGTTGAGATATGTAATATTACTTAGCACGCTACTGGTATGGTAGTATTCAGTATAAATAAAGAGAAAGGATAATTATCCAGTCCTTATCCGTTCATTTATCCGTGTATGTTCATGTTATATATAGTAATTATTCATTTATCCGCGTTTTTGGTATCTCCTGCTTTTGATACTTAATGTGATATGTTAAATAATTGTTAACTTTTTAATCCAATTTTTATTGCATTTTCTTTATCTCTCTATTGATTTTCTCTTTGAAAAATGTTAGTGTATGAATACACTTTGTGATTCGGACACTAAATTATATATACATAGTAAAAAATAATAATATATATAGACCCCCTCATTTTTGATAAATACACCCCCCTATATAGACCCACCCCACACCGGATAAATTCAGATGGATAATTACCGTCGGATAAGCCGGATAAATGGATATTAGTCTTTATTATCAGTCACTTACCAGTTATCCAGTTTTTATCTATTTTGGATAATTATCCAAACGCAGGACACAAAAAAGCCCCCGCGTGCAGAGGCTGGTTGATTTTTGTTCTTCCTACGGTAGCCGTATCACCTTCCCTTCGACAATAATCTTCCCGGTCATCTGAAGCATGCTGATGGCGTTCTGGAACGCATCCTGGCCGGTACCTTCAAGAGCCTTCTTGATTTCCTTGTAGTAGGCAGCTTTGGTGATTGACTGCTTCACTGATGCCATGAACACCTGTTCGCCCCTGGATGATTTCAGCCTGCGCATAATCTTCTCCTGGATAGCGTTGACCTTATCTGTCAGGTCGTCGCCGTCGACGGCGGCGTTAAGCTTCAGGTTGCTTATCAGGTTATCGAAGCTCTTGATGATGAGCGCCAGAGAGTAGTGGACGAAATCGACCTCAATGACCGCTTTGCCGTCTTTGATGTTGCCAAAGGCCATCAGGCTGGAAAGGCTCTGCACACGCTCTGCGATACGCGCATACATTGAGCCAATCTGCTCGTGATTGCGATATCTGTCCTGGTCATAGTGGAGCTTAATCAAATCTATGGCCTCTATCGCTTCGCTGGTGGCGATAACCTCCATCACCGGTCCTTCGCCATTGAACTCACGCTCCGTGTCGCTACGCATGGCCTTGTCGGCGTCAGCTGCGATAAGCGCGATGTCGCGGATGATGTCATTGCGGTCGTGAATGTTGAGCATGGACACATCCACGCCAGTGAGGCGCATATTCAACCTGGCTCTAGTCTCCCCGCAGTCAACTACGATTGCACGGGCCAGCAGGCCTGAGTCGATGTTGTCGGTGTTGACCATCTGCGACAGCTTGCCAGGGGTGGATGATCCAGCCAGATTGAGGCATGGGTTAGGTATACCGGTCTCCAGCATATGCAACGCTGACTCCTCCGTTGCAATGCGCTCAGCCTTCTTCTGGATTTGCAATTCGTACTGCTTAATCTTGGCCTCGTCATATTCCGGATTGCAGTGGCCGATGCACTCTTCAAGAGCCAGCTTTTCTTTCTCCAGGCGAGACAGTGAGTTTCTGATTGACGCTTCAACTTCGCCGACGTGGTTACGGGCTGGCTTGAAGTTGTCGGTGGTGGCCAGCTCCATAAGTGTCGTGGAGATGTTAGCTGCATAACTGCTGCTGGAGTTCTTCGGCTGGATAAGGAATTTGTGGGCCTCATCCACGATGTAGGCAGCGCGCCCGGCGTCATACATGGTCGTCATGATAACGTCTTTATCTGAGCGGATGTCGCCATAAACCTTACGACCGGCCTCAGTGAGAATACTCTTAATGACAGATTGCGCGCGCTCTTTTCCTGAGCCTGAAAGCGCCAGGATGATGGTGATAAGACTTGTCTTGCCACCGCCATAGCACTTTAGCCCTGATGCTGCGATCGCAATGCACTGCAGCGCCATTACCGCATAAGCCCCGCCAGTAAGCTCACGATGAGCACCTTCTCGGATATAATCAACGATACGCCCTGGCAGCCCTGGCGGGTTGTCGATGTCTATTTTTGACAGGTCAATGCCGTCAGGAACTTCGCCTTTATGGCTGTACGGTTCATCCGGCTCGGCGTCGTTTACCTTCACCTCTTCAGCTGGTGAACATCCAGGAAGATAGATGCCTGGAATAATGAGCGGAGCATGAGCTTCGTCGACCGGCGCATTTTCTTTTACGACCGGCGCAACTTCTGGCTCGACCGAAGCATGCCCGGCCGAATGTACGTTAGCCGCCTGGGTCTTCCCGTCCAGCCTGATAGCCTCTCGCATGGCGATACGGCATGACTCAGCGCCATATTTCTGGCGGTAGTCGTCCCAGTCACCGGTTTCCGGAGGCAGTGCTATTTTTGCTCCAGACTGAATGGCTGCCTCTTCGGCATACTTAAGGCCAGCGCCATGATCGTCATTGTCCGCGAAGATGACCAGCATGGACTCTGGATGTTCTGCGCGCGCCTGCGCGGTGATTGACATCAGGTTACCGGTGTTGAATGCCACATAGGTCGTTGCATTGGTCATGCGGTTAACGGTGACGCCAGTGGCGAACCCCTCGACAACTGCGATTGTTCTACCGGGCCCCGTTATCACATGGCAGACACCAGCCATATCTCCGCCGTAAATCGGGCGCTTTGTGCCGTCCATCTTAATCTTCTGAACGTTCACCAGTTCGCCATTTTTATAAACTGGAACCAGCAATAACGATCCAGGCTCAATTCGCTCGTTATCCGCGCCCATCATAATTTGCGAGTTAACAGCCCATTCCCCTGCAAGACCTTTTTTATCCATGTACTGGTGCGGCGCAAGCATTGAGCTTTCCATGAGCATTGCAGCACCTTTAACTGCGCGCTTGCGTAACTCTTCTCGCATCTGCTCATCTGTTGCTGAATGCTTTCTCACCGGCGCGACGGTGCGGGGCATATCCTGTCCGAGCAATTCCTTTGCCACTTCGACCGTTGGCTTCCCGAGATAGCGAGAAAGGAGGAGTAGGCCGCCACCAGATTGTGGATCGCATTGAGAGCAGAACCATGTTCCGCGCCCGTCTTTATCGTCGAAGCGGAATCGGTCTTTTCCTCCGCACACAGGGCACGGGCCGTGATGACGTCCGGACGGTAGCTGGCAGCCGTAACCTTCAAGCGTTGAGCGCCATGCGCCATTGAATTCACGCAGAACGCGGTCAATTGGCCCGTCACCATCAGGGTTGAATGAGTAGTTGCCTTTCCAGCAGTCGCAGGTCCCGCTGGCGAGATGTCCGCATGACAACGTAAGGGGGAATATTAAATTCATGCCAGAACTCCAGTGAATAGAAAACTATGGCGTGGCATGCACGCCAGTTTTGTTATGTTATATCGTTTCTTTTTTATTAACTGACTTTGCGCCAACCTTTACCCGCAAACTCCACTAATCCCTTCTTGCGCAAGGCCTGAAGGCGCTTATCAAGCGTGCGAAACACCTCGCCTTCGGTTGAGGTGTGGAATGATAATGATGGGTGCAGGTACGCCAGCAAATCACCGAATGCTGGTTTTTTCATACCATCTATTGCATCAATTATTTTCTCATCAAGTGCATCATACTTACCCATCACAACTCTCCCTTAATCTCATCCAGCACGGCGTTGATCGCATCCGCTTCTTCATCGGTCAGTGATTTACCAGCCTTATAAGAAGCATCGGCAATAATGCTTTTGATGCGGAACGGGCTCAATTCTGCCTTGCCGTAAATGGCTGATACCTTGATGCCTAAACCGGCCGCCTTGCGCAGGCGCTCAATCGTTGCTTGTGCCTTATCTTTGTTCATTCACGAATCCTCTGTTGTTGATGGAAATAAAAATAACAACAAAAAGGTTGCGCGTCAATTCGTTTTAGTGTTTACTTCATCTCACCAGCAGCAACGAGCTGCACAACTCAACCACAAAGAGAGAACGATATGAGCGAATTTTTCTTAGGCCTGGCTTCTGAAGACGACATCCAGTTTGACGGTTTCTATGACGGTCAGCAAAAAGTAATTCCTGAAGGTACTGAGCTGGAAGGCGTTGTTATCGACGGCTTCAACGGCATTGAAGAAGGTAAGGCTGTGCAGACCTGCTTCGTCCAGATTGCAGTGACAACTCCGGGCGATTTCCTGGGCCAGAAATACCGCTACCAGGCGAAGATTTATGACATGGACGCAGCAAAACGCGATCGTGCCATGAAAAACCTCACCCTGCTGGACACCCAGGCCGGGTCACCGCTTGGCAAAGGCCGACTCCCGCTGACCACAGAAAACATCCAGGAGCATTGGGTGGGCGCATCAAATATGCGCATCAAGTTCGGTCTTATGGTGGCAGAGGACGACGGCCGCGAAATCAACTTTATCCGCGGCTTCGGCTTCCTGCGTGAAAAGCTTCCACAGACTAACACGCAACCAACTGGTGTTGCTGGCGGTGATGGCGCTGGTGCAACAAAGCCAGCTGCCGATGAAGATGTTGACTTCTGATAACTTACTGCCGCCTTCGGGCGGCCTTTGAAGCACTGGAGACTTAAATGGCCTCATTAGCTCAGCACTATAAACAAAAAGAGAAGAACGGCACAGGAACTGCGGTAAACAAAACCTATATCGTGCCGGTCAAAGAGCTTTACGTTGAGCCTGGTTATAACGTCCGTGATATCGACCAGGAGCATGTTAACGAATTCCGTGATGCGTTTATCGCCGGTGAATTCATTCCGCCGCTGGTAGTGAAAGTCACTGAGCTCGGCATCAAGGTAATGGATGGGCACCACCGCTACTACGGTGCGCTAGCAGCAACCGAAGCAGGTCATGAAGTCCTGCGCCTTGAGTGTAAGGATTTCGTTGGCTCTGAAGCTGACCAGATTGCCTTCATGGTCACCAGCAGCCAGGGTAAGCCGCTAAGCGCAATTGAGCGCGGCATGGCTTACCGCCGCCTTGTTAATCAGGGTTGGACAAATGCAGAGATTGCCAAAAAGGTTAAGCGCTCACCGTCTGACGTAGACCTTCATCTTCAGCTAACCGAATGCGATGAGAAAATCATTGGCATGGTTAAATCAGGCCAGCTTGCTGCTACGACAGCAGTTGCAATGACGAAAGAGCATGGTGCGGATGCCGGTCGATTCGCTGAAGATAAGCTGGAAAAGGTAAAGTCAGAGGGCCGGGCAAAAATAACCAAAGCAGATGCCATTCCTCAGTTCAGCGCAAAAAAAGCTCGCCGCTTCCTTGAGCTTTACGCGTTAGGCGGTGGAGAGCTAAACGCAGAAATGGCAGGAATTATCAGCGAATTTGAAGCCTTTAATAATTAAACACAGCCGCTCCGGCGGCTTTTTGCACTGGAGAAAACAAATGACATTCGAACTCCGCCCCTATCAGGTCGAGGCGGTAGACGCAGTTATCGACCACATAAAAAAGCGCCTCAGCCCATGCCTGCTTGAACTTGCCACCGGCGCAGGTAAAAGCCTCATTGTTTCTGCCATCGCTCGCTACCTTGCTGGCGTCGCGCCAAATAAGCGCGTGCTGTGTATCGCTCCAAGCAAGGAGCTGGTTGTGCAGAACCACGAAAAATATGTCGCCGGGTACAAAGAGCCAGCGAGTATTTATTGCTCAAGCGCCGGAAGCAAAGACCTTCGCCACCAGGTTATCTTCGCAAGCCCCTTAACAGCGGTTAAAAACATTCGCCTGATCGCCCATCTTGGCGTGTCCGGCATCATCATTGATGAAGCTCATGGCGTAACGCCGACCATGCTTGACCTAATTAAGCAGGTTCAGGAGTATGAAATTAACGGCACCAGGCCAAACGAAAACGTGCGCGTTATCGGTATGACGGCGACACCTTACCGTACTGGCACAGGGTACATTTACGCCAAAGACTGCACCGGGCCGGATGAAATCCTTCACGATGACGATAAGGCTCGCGACCCTTATTATTCACGCCTTCTTTACCGCGTGTCAGCTGGTGAGCTAGTGTCTCAGAATTATCTCACTCGACCGGTAATTGGCGAGACTGATGAGCACTATGACACCAGCAAGCTTGAGACTGATCGCAATGGCTCATTCACTGCCGCGTCATTGGCAAAAGCATTTAACGGAAACACCAAAACCGAGCGCATCGTTAACAAGGTGATGTCGTTTGCTGGCGATCGCAAAGGCGTGATGTTCTTTGCCGCCACCATCAGCCATGCAGAAGAAATCGCAAGCTATCTGCCCGCCAATGATGTTCACGTCATCACCGGAAAGCTGAAGAAGTCAGAGCGCGAGAAGTTCATCAATGACTTTAAGGCCCAGCGCGTCAAGTACCTGGTTAACGTCGACGTCCTGACTACTGGCTTCGATGCTCCTCATGTAGACCTGATCGCAATCCTGCGCGCCACAGAATCACCTGGCTTGCTTCAGCAGATTATCGGTCGTGGCCTTCGACTTTCCCCAGGTAAGGAGGATGTTCTGGTGCTTGACTACGCAGAAAACATTGAGCGCCATGGCCTTGAGGATGACATTTTCACGCCAGAAATTAAGACCAGCCGCCGTGCCGATGAAAGCACGGAGATTCAGGTTGAATGCCCGGCATGCCATGCGATAAGCATGAAGAAGCGCCGCAACGACCCTATTTACGATGGTGTGGCACATGATAAGTTTGGCAACTTCCTGATTCCAGGAACCGAACGCGCAACGCGATTTGTTGATGGCGAAGCCGTAGAGTGGGATGGCGAAGTAATGACCATGAAGGTTGTTGACCCAAGCCAGAAAGACGAGTTTGGCGATGTAATGACGAAAGACCTGCCCATGCCAGCGCATTACTCGCGCCGGTGCAACAACCCGGAGGCTTTCGTTATCAAGGGTCAGCCTGTTCGCTGTGAGCATCGCTTCTCGCTTAAGATTTGTCCGAAGTGCTTTGCAGAGAATGACATTGCCGCCCGGCACTGCACCGAATGCAAAGAGCGCCTGGTTGACCCAAACAGCAAGCTCACCGACGCAGCTGGCTTCGCAAACGTCATGATGGACGGTGAAATCCGCCGCGTTAAGTGCTACAGCGCCACATACACACCGTGGGTTGCGAAAGCGACCGGCAACCACTCGCTTAAAGCAGAGTACCGAACCGAGATTGGCGAGGTAACTGCGTGGCATACAATCCGCCAGAAGTGGATATTCTCCAAGCTGGCGCAGATTAACGGCGCCGACAGCGAGGCGATCACCGGCTACGACCAGTGCGCAGAATGGAAGAATGCACCGCGAGAAATAACCATCAGGAAGACGGAGCATAACGGCTACGTTAAATTCGAAATTAAACAAGTTCATTACAGTGAGAAGGTGACGGCATGAACCTCAAACAAATCCCTGACTACATACCGGTATTCGGTGATACTTCATTCCGTGGAGACTGCGCCACGGAGACAGCTGAGCTCATCGGATTCTTCCGACTGCTGGAGAAGGACTACCCAACTCTGGCGGCAATAGCAACCCACATCAGGAACGAAGGAAAGCGCAGCAAGTTCCAGGGGTATAAGCAACAGCAGGAGGGCATGAACACCGGAGCTAGCGATATCATTATTCCGTGTTCACCTCCGATAGTAATTGAGCTTAAGCGCCGTGACCACACGCTTTCAGCAATCAGTAGCAAACAGGTTTCATATCTCAGCGCTGCGCATTGTTATGGCGCGCATGCCTGCGTTGCACTCGGAGCCGTTGGAGCAATGGAGGCCGTTCATGACTGGAAGCGCAAATATCACCCATCGCTAGAGATGAAGTGACATGGCATACGGCCAACAAAAAATAACCGGAGCGATGCCGTTCCGTTACCACAAAGACGATGCCGCATGGATTGACTCCCAGCTCTCATTGCTGGGGGTTTCCGAACGCGCGCAGGTGGCGGCTGCATATGGAAGGGCATACCAGGCCAGCGAGGATTGCCACGACATTGATTATCAAAAGGCGGGGGCCGCGAGGTATGAAGCAAACAGCAGACTGCGCAAATATATAAACAAAAAAGTTGCAAAGCAGGTCGAATGAGGTATAGTTAATCACATGAGGCGGCGCGGTGCCGCTTGGACTGGAGAATATTAAATGAATAATGCGCACACGGTTTATGAGGTTAAAGAACAGTTAATTTCCAGCATCAGAAACATTTGCCACTATTGGGCTAATCTTCCAAATAAATCTGACATAGACAGATGTGAGGGGGTGGCATTCTCCATCCTTAATATTATCGACGGAACGTCAGCCGGGTTGCCATCTATGGATTTAGTTTTAAGACCACATCCAGATGACATGCAATTCAATCTCGATAATGGCGATAATTATTATGAAGATGGCATGGTGATAAACTCAGACTGCTATCTCCACGATATGTTGTTTGGGGATGACCATGGTTAACCACCTCGCACTGCGCGCAGCGCAAAACAAGGCCTTCATTGCCAGATTTATTGGTGATGGCGAAATGTGGCAGCAGGCAAATGAAGAAATGAAGGTTGCCTGCGGATATCCGCTTTATCGGAGGAATAACAAATGAAAAAGTTTAAGGGTACGCCGGGTCCGTGGTATGTCAGCAATGAGGGAGAGTTGGTCATCAGAGATTGCGAGTGGCTTGCTCCAGTGGCAACCGCAGGATATGCCAACAATGATGAAGAGCTTGCTACGGCAAACCTGATAGCAGCAGCTCCTGATTTACTTAAGGAACTCCAAAGACTACGGGGGTACGTCATTGATGTTTTAGACGTTGATGAGGACGATTGCCATAGCGAGCATCCGTTGATGTCGTCACAGGCAGCCATCAGAAAGGCTCTGGGGGAATAAATGCAATACATCCTCCTCATAATGCTCGCCTACCCGTCAGGCGACGTGAAAATAAACGATGAAAACCCGCCGGTGTTCTATGCCAAAAAAGCATGCACTGACGCGCAGGACTTCATCCGCGTATCAACACCAAAGAACGCCACGGTAACCATCAGCACCATGTGCGCTAAGCGTGGGAGTAACAGAGAATGACTGACTATTCACAGTTATCAGATTTTGAAATTAACAAGCGCGTTGCCAAATCCATTTACAGCGTTTCATTCGTGGAGCCACTTAGTAGAACGGTTAGTGTAAGTGGGGGGAAAAGATTATTCGACCCATGCAACAACCCAGCAGACGCATGGCCAATCATTACCGGCAACAGGATAAACATCCGGTTCGGTGCTGAAGGAATGGCTTGCGAATCTCAGTTTATGCAGTACGGTCATGAGAGTGTGGAGTGCCACCACGCCAATCCACTCCGCGCCGCAATGATTGTCTACCTCATGATGCAGGAGAGATAAAAATGAGCTTCGAAGAAATCAAAGACCGCGACGATGCCATTGCATTCTGGAATGACATTCAGCAGAAAGAAATCGACGACCTGGCATCTGAATTATCTGACGCCATCGGCGAGTTTGGTATGGAGTTGTTTGTCACGACTCGACTTCGTGGAAAGCTGAGCAGCATGGGTACGATCGCAAAACTGTTCGGCGATGACAAGTTCCAGGACTGGATTGGTGATGTTCGCGAAGAACTTTGCCGCCGGGTTGCAGAGGCCGATATTGCGGAGAAATATAAGCCATGAGCGGATGGATTAAGTGTAGTGAGCAGATGCCAGATAACATGAGTGATGTTTTGGTTACTAATGGCAGCGACATCGGCTTTATGTGGTGGGCTGGTGATGAGTGGGATTCATGGCACAAGCAGTACGCATTGGATAGTGATGAAATTACCCACTGGATGCCATTACCTGAACCGCCGGAGGATGTATGACCACCATCGAAATTCAGTTCGACGAATACGTCGACTGCCTGCTCACCATTGAGTTGGCCGTAAAATTGGCTCAGATCGACCGCAGGCCGGTTAACAAGACAATCCGCGATAGCTGGTCAGTTATTCGCAAGCGTATGACCAACGCGGCTAATATCGCTATTTTCGACGGCCTTTGCCGCCAGGCATTTCCTGACGGTGCGCTCAAGATGATTCGCCGCCAGCTTAATCAGGTTGGCGGTGGCGAGGTTGGCTTCTATGGCTCGTAAGCAAATCATGAGAGGATGCGCAACAAATGAAGAGCGTCAGGCATGCTCGGCGGCGCTTAAAGCGCACGTTGAGCATTACGGTGACCACAGCCCGGAAAGCGTGCGAACGGTTTACAGCGTTGCTGTGGATGGTAAGAAAATCAGCGTTGAGGTGGTGAATCGCGCAAAGAGCTACGTTGCCACCTGCATGAATAAGCCGCGCCGGTTGTTTAGCGTGATGCACTGAGCGCAAACAGAAGAGAGGTGTATGATGGAAAAACGAGACAACCGGCGAGTGAGTCGTTCACGTTATGAAATCGCTTTACGTAAAATACTGGAACTCGAAGCCGAGAACGCCCGACTACGGCAGCAGCTCGGCGCGGCGAATGCGCAGATTGACTTCCTGATTGAAGAGATGAAAAAGGCCCCGTGAGGGGCCTTAGTTTTATAGCTCGGTCACAACACCTCCAGCAGATGTAGTCCACGGATTGGTGACGCCGCCTAAAATTGTAACTTTACAGTTAGAGCCTTGTGCCACTGGCGGTGTCATATTGTTTGAGCCAACTACGGCAAAACGGAGGTCACCACCTACAAATGTAACTTTCAAAGTACCTAAACCTGCAGAGTCTACCTTCATCAGTGGCGTGGCTTGCGTAAATGCCTGGTTTGGTGGAGTCATATTAAAATTATCAACCACCAAGGTGTTAGCTATTGACACCGTATTTGCATTTGTTACTGTTAATTGTGGCCCGTCAACATCCTCGGTGTAGCAGTTGGCCATTGTGCAGTTCATGGGGTTAATCCATGCATACCCAACACACTGCGCTTCCCCAGAAGCACGCGCAATAGCTTCAACGTCGCATTGAGTCAATCGTGTGCTGTCTAACCCTGCTATGAAGAAACCAAAATTATAACCCCCAGAACCTACCTGAATAAAATTACAAGTAGTCCCAGAACGACCATAAGAACCAGCTAAAGTGTTGGCGATATAAACACCGGCATAACTCCCCTGAACTCCAGAATAAGACACTTGCTCCTGAATCATAAGGAAGCAAGTGATGCTATAGAAGCCGTAATTTGCTGCCAGCACCAGCATATCTGAGAAATGTGCCTGGGCAAGCTTGTGTCCCCATATTCCATATGCGGACCGGTTGGCAAATGTGAAACTACCACGGCGCAAAGAAATTCCTTTAATTCTTGGGCGTATGCAGAAGGTATCCATAGTGAACCCGCTCGGGTTATAGACATCTGGCAGACAAACGCATAATGCGTCTATGTTAACACCAGAGGCTACAGGCCACCCGTTATTCGTAGTCTTAACAAATTGACTTACTTCGCGCCCATGCCCAACGATGGCGCATTCACTCCAGATAGGAAGAGCCTGAGTGCTCGTTACTACCCCTGCTGGGAACCTGATAGTTGTTTTTTTGCTTCTGACATACGTCATAGCCTTTAATATTTCTGCTGAGTTATCAATACCGCTGTCTGGCTTGACACCCCAAAAAGTCATGTCCAGTTCAGTAAACATAATTCTTTTCCAGCCAAGCGTCCCTGTGGCCGGGATAATATAAACGCCACCATCATCGGCAATTGGTGACGTTGAATTATCAAATGCCTGGAAGAACCCACCTCCGTAATGTTTCTCTGCTGCCGTGGTGCTAGCAGCTGACGTTACAAAAACAATAACCCCGACGGCAGAGGGCGGTACGGCCTTAAGCGCGGCAAGATTGAGGAAACGCCCGACTAAGTTAAACCCAGTATTTGTCTTGAACGCCTCAGTATTATCGTCGGCAGTATCGAGCCTTTGCTGTACCGTAGGGCCCTGTGTAGTCTTAACTAAGGACGCACCTTTATTTATGGCGGTACTGGCTAAATCATTTTTAAGATTAGGATCTGTTTGCGGAATCCAGTTAGTGTCAAGTAATGGGTTTGTGTTAGCTGGGATAACTTTTGGTAAAGTTCCCGTCCACGAGTACCAAGACATACTAACGGAGTCGTATACAACTTTATTACGGTCAGTTGCCGTCAGCGTTCCTCCGGTCTGGAAGGTAAACGCCGCTGGCGAAAAACCAGCATCACGTAAAGTAGCTGGGAGTGTTTTTTGCACCTGACCTGTTACCTGGTTGGTTGCGTAGTCGATATCCGCGCCACCGGCAACACCGCCTTGTTTTCCAGTGATGACCTCCGCCTCGAAGGTCTGGTGTTTCTTCGCTGTCTGTAAATCAGCAAGGCTTAAAACGTCGCCACATCCGCTAGACATAGTGTGTCCTCTTATAAATAACCGTTACTGAATCCGTCGCTGAATGCGCGGCCGAATGGCGATACGCCGTCATACAGGTAATAATCAGGATGATAGTTGTACGCTGTTATCTTTGTCGTCCTGTCACTTCCTGGGTCGACGGTGCTAACTAACATCATCTGAGCATTATGCCTTTGTTCGCTGCCGAATGAAAACTCTGTTTTGAGCGCGCTATTTCCGGTGTAGATAGCCTCCTGCGGGGCGGACTGCATAACTACTTTACGGTTAGATGTACCTTGCGTTACGGCTACACTCTGTACGGACCCATCACGCTTTTTAAGGATGACAGAATGGTCGTCGCCTTCGTCAAAAGAAACCGGCTGTGATAGCGTAAGCTCCAGCCCATTAACGGCAATAACATAACCGTCATATGGTGCTACACGCGAGCCTTTAACAACTGATATGGGTCGTCCTGGTATAGCGAAAATACCTTCCTCAGTTGCCGTAAACTCTACAGAGACTTTATTAAGGGTGTTCTTCTGATACCTGCGCCATGCGTGCCAGTAAGCTTGCTGGTAGTTACGGACGCCTTTTGAATCATAGGTATCTGTTTTAACACCGCCATCGGCGGGGATGGTGATTGTCTCTTTGATGTTAGTATCAGGGTCAATGTAGCTGTACTTAACCGAATCGAAGGCGTCCTTATCGCTAAACTGACGCGTCCATTTTTCGGCATCAGGAGTTTTGCTGCGGTGAGTAAATACCATTTCCGGACCCATGCGCGGGCGCTCAAAGTCCAGCATGATGTTCTTGCCGTTGCGGTATGACGTACAGAAAATAGCTTCCGCTATCGTCGTTATAATGTCCTGCGCAGTGGTCTGATAGTTATCGAACGTGTAGCAGAATTGCCCAGCCTTAACTGACTGGAAATAGGATTCAACTTCATCCTGCACAGCCAATAACTGGTCCATGTTGGAGGCGGTAAGGTCAAGACCGCCGACAGCAGGGTCACGCATCAGTCTGATGAGAGACTGCACAGCTTGCGTGTTATTTGTCCACGCGGTGTCGAAAACACCATTCCCAAGGTACTTTTTCACTTTCTCTGTAACAATCAGCTTAATCTGCGGCTGCTTAACGGCCGAGGCGCGTGGCGTCTGTCTGCGCGCGGTATGTATGGTCGTTCGGTTGCCGTAGTTCGGCGTGTTATCGAGCACCTGACCGTAAAGGTTAACGTATTTAACCTCATCAACCACCTGACCGCTAAAGTCCAGGTCAAGGTCAGTTACCCGGCGCGCGCGAACCCTCACCGCAGATGGCGAAGGCAATGTAGCAATAATAGATACACCAGTAAAATCTGCGGAACGGCCAGTAACAGTTCCTTGCTGGGTGTAAACAGGACCATACGGCACTCCATCATCGCCAATAAGCTGGTATTGCAGTTCAGCGGTCACAGACGTACTTTGCTTACTACGCTTGCCGCTGTCCTTGTACATGCCGTTGTCGGCGCTGATATTCGCCACAAGTCGCTCAGACTTGATGCGGTCAATGGTGACCCAATCAGTAAGGCTTTTGGTGTACGTGTCTGCCGGGCCTATCGTGGCATCATCGAAGACCTCCAGGGGCCATGTAGTACCACCAAGCAGGAGCCATTGCGAATTATTGCCTGAAATGTTCACGCGTATTTCAACGCTGCTAACCGATGTAACAACATAATCGCCGCTCAAGAACGCGTTAGTATTGTCGCCAGGTAGATCAACCTGAATGTGATTAAACCTGGCTATGTCGCCCACAGAAAGGAATTCATCGAACTGAGAATCCCCTGTAGGGTCGAAGATGATACCCAGTGTACCGCCTGTTTGCTGCACGGTACTGGACGAGCCGATATTAGTAGCCAGGTCGTTTTGCGCTTTCAAAACCTGACCGTCAATCTCATTAGACGCTACGGTGATGAACAGGTTTTCAGTTGGTGCGCTGCCTATTACCGTCTGCGGGATACCGGAGTTTGGCGACGTGAACGGGCCGTATACGGCGGCGGATGAGCCGGTAATCTCTGACAGTAGGGTGTCGCCATCCGTAATTCCTGATGCTGGTGTGTCAAGATAACCACGGCCAACATCATAATAGCCGTATTCGATTACTTCACCTGCTGCGTCGAACAGGCGATACGTAGTCATCAGGTCGTTAGGAATGCTCTGAACTGTGCCGCAGATATCATATGTGCGTTCGTAGGGACGCGGTTTATTGTTGCGGTCTGTCAGGCTGTTATTAGGGCTTTCGCTTTGCCCGTTAGCCAGATTGGAGCTTGGTGTTTTTGATGATGGAAAGATAATTTTATTGATTCGGTTGATGACACCTAACGGGTCCAGCACCTTCATGATGCCGCCCAAACCTCCGCCACCAGCGCCCTCTACAATGTGGAAGGTGGCCTGTTCTTTAAGCGCTTCAAAGTCTTCGGTTACCTTGTTATCTTCGCCGATTTCGTCAATATAGATTTCAAACGGCACGCCGTCAGGGATGTTCGAGATGACGAACTCCATTGGGTTTCCGTAGAGGCGCTTGTGGTCGAATCCGCCGTTTGCGTTTCGTGCGTAATGGTTTATTAGCGCCAAAATTCTATCTCCTGGTAAACCTGTTTTAAGTCGGATAATGCATCAAGTTTAACCTGCCTGGCGTACATAGCACAATGACTGACCATTCCGTCATAATATACACCGGCATGCCATACTATACGTCCACCGGTTTTGGCCCCGAGTAATACGGCGTCGAAATTTCTCGGCTCAAAAACCTGGACCAATCCTTTGGTTGCAGCATGGCCGTCGTCGAATGCCTGGTTAATATCCCTGGGAGACATAACGTTAAATTCCGGCGTCTCAAGTCCGGCGTCTTTGCGAACGGTGCGCACATGGTGCCAGCAATTGTAAGCTCTGAAATTGTAAGGTTTGCCTGTGTACGCGTTGATATTCACGACAATACTCCGCGCAGGATAGGAATCTCCGTCGGGGTCATCAAAATACCTGTAGGTCGCTCGTTAAGGCGCGGCACGCCAACGTCGGCCGTGAATACGCCCTTGGCCTGCGAAAGCGATTGGAGGTCATATGACACCGGCCCTTTGCACGGATAGGATAAGTCTGTACTGACGTAGGCCCGGAATGTGAACACTGGCCATTCCTGATTGTTCAGAGGAATACGCGACATTTCATCGTCGAGCTGGTTGCCAACATCCGGCAACGTAAAGGCCGCTTGCTGGTCCATATCGTTATTGTTGGCAGCGTTCTTAGCATCCATAGGAGATGGCTCGAACGTAACGACTTCCCCTGTCTCCAGCGTTGCCGTTAGCTCGGATGTGCCTCGCACAATCAGATACCTGCGTGAGAGAAGGGGGTGTGTAATCTCCACCGTGGTGTAATCGATCTGGCCCTCTGGGTTAGAGGCCAGTTTAAGGCGGTAAGCTGCTAATACTGAATCTTCGCTCATTGCATCGGGTCCCATACACGAGGAAACGTTGACTGTGCGGCGCCATAGGCTTCCAGGAATCCACGAAGGCAGTCACCGTAGCAGCCGTACAGGTCTGGCAGGTTAGCCGTGAGACAAGTGCCTTCCTGAATCGCGGTGCGCTCTGCGGTGGCGGTGAAGCTGATAACCCAGTTCAGGCCGTCGTCCGTACTGTCACTGATGGTGCTGGTTATGAGGATTTGGTGGTCCTCAATACCAATGCCGGTATCGTGCGGCATGACGAAAGAGTCAGCGCCGCCGTGAATATTGTTCAGGAAACTATAGAACGCCTGACGCCCGAGCGAAGACACCACCAGCGTGACGCTAATTGGCACTGGTTCGAAATAGTTATCGCGGCCCTGGCGTGGTACGCCACCCTGCACATCGACGCGCCAGATGTTACTCCCACGCGTCTGTGAGTAGCCTTTAGATACGATTGGCTTCAGTGAAGCCGGAAAGCGTAAATCGCCCATTAGCTGAATCCTGGCTGGCCGCGAGTCGCACGGCGTGATTTAGAAATGTCGCTATTACTGTCCTGCAATTCGCGCGACACCGTTTCACTAATGATAACACGCAAACGACCTTCATTATCTGTTTCAGTGGTAGCCGAGTCGATGCGTCCTGATGTCTGGTTGACAATGACAACTCCACCATTTCCAGTGTTGTTTTGCTTACCACCCATCATCTGCTGCACCTGCTCCATGGTGCGGACGCGCGACGCTCCGGCGGGCATGATAAGCTCCGCTTTGTTGCGCTCACCTACCATGGCGATATTACTGGCCGCCAGGGAGCCACCCTGCTCACGCGCTGAGCGAATCTTCGCAACGTTAGCCAGGCCAGCAGCAACGGCTGCAGCCGCAGCGATCGGACCCATAACCCACCCAACTATTGGGATGGCCGACGCGGACATATAGGCGTTAACGGCAGAAGTGAAGGTGTTTACCGTAGCCTGCATAATTGCGAAAGCCTTCGCTTCTTTTGACCCTTCCTTCATCGCTGCCGAGAGGTCGCCGAAAACGTTGGAGAATTGCTGAGCCGAATATGTGCTCTGTTTGATAACAGAGTCGCGCACCATCTGGTCTTTAGCGTCGTTAAACGCCTGCTCAAGAATCAGGCCCTGCTCATGGTACTCGCTCAGCTTCTTAAGTTTTGCGGCGTTTTGACGGTCCATCTCCGCCAGTTCACCTTCATTCTGCACCTGAATTTGCGCCAGTAAAGTATCGGCGTTATTCTGTTGCTTCTCCCTGTCCTCTTTTTGCTTCTGGAGCAATTCGGCACGCGCTGTATCCGCTTCAAGAACAATAGCGGTTTTAGCATCTTCATACTGCTTGGCGTTAATCGCTCCGCTCTGCTGGAACTCCTGAAGCTTGGAAAGTTTCTGCTGCTCCTGTGCGTCGATGGCTTTTAGTTCATCAGAGTTCTGGCGCGCCAGGGTATCGAGGAAGTTTTGCGCCTGTTGTTTTTGCCGTTGCGCTGAATTTTCTTCGCGCTTGGCCTGAGCTAAAGCTTTGTTGTCTGCAATAGTCGCCTTACGATTTTGTGCATCCTGATAAGCTTTTACATCCTGTTGATATGCTTCGTCTCGCGCTTTATTGAAACGCTGGATAAGCTCCGGGCTGTCGGCGTTCTTCTCAGCAAACTGGCGTTTATCCAGCGCGGCCTGATATTGCAGTTCAGCCAGGGTTCCTTTATTCCGCGCTTCAAGACCTTCGACAATGGCGGTTGATTGCTCCTTAAGTGCGGTAGTTGCCGAGTTGGTCGCATTACCCTGTCGCTGCTGTGCTGCGGCAACAACGTCACTCTGCTTAGATAGCGTTTCCAGATTGACGCTAAGTTGTTGCGCGGTCTTGGCTTCTTCGAGCGCTGCATCTTTATTTTTGGTTGCGGCATTGGCTACCGCACCCTTGGCATCAGCTACTTTCTGATAGGCTGCTGGCGTGTTCGAGTCTGCGTAATCACGCTCGGCGGCGAGAACATCAATGATTAATTGCTTATTGACACCATACTTAGAAGCCTGGTCATCTAAGAATTGATTCAGATTGCCGAGCTTAGCTTGGTATTCTGGTGTCAAGCTGCTAATGTCGGAAATAGCTTTACCGACATCCATACCTGATGCACTTAATTCTCTGAATGTGCTAATGCTGGTCTGAGCAGCTACGCTATTGCCTTCCCAGGCCTTGCGCTGGTCCTCAATGGCCTGCGTTGTCTGACTTAAGTTCTGGTCTACTTGCAGGCTTAACAGCTTGACCATGTTCTGGCTCAAACCATCTGCGCTGTTAGCGGCCTGCACAAATGAGTCTGATAGTTCAAGCGTGCCGTCTTTAGTAATCTGGAATGATTTACTTAAGTCTCCAGCGCGCTTGTTAAGGTCGTCCATATTAGCCCCGGCAATTCCGAGGGATTTATAGAGTACCCCACCAACCGCTGCCGCAAGAGCGATTACAGCACCGAGAACGGCACCTCCAGGCCCGAATGCACCAGCCAACTGCGAACCCTGCTGACCTATAGCGACGAAGGCGGATGTGCCAGACTGGAGCTGCACGACCAAGTCTTGTACTTGATACCCTACTTGTTGCGCTCCGTTACGGAATGTTGACATCCCACCACGAGCGGCATCTGACATAGCTTTGCTTGTTTTTCCGACATCGCCTGTCATTCTGGCTATTGCGATATCTACCTGCTCACTGGTGCGCCCCAGCGCCGTCAGCTGGCGCGAAGCTTCTTCAACGCCTTCTGTTTTTACCCTCGCGATTAGCGAAGCTGTATCAGCCATCGTCTCTGCCCTCAAATATACCTTCGATACCCATGATTATCTCTGATTCTAACATGGACAGTTTATGGCCGCTAACACGCTGGAAAGATTCAAGGTCATGCCATGTAAGCATGTCCCTTGGGTAAATGTGAACCACATCATCTTTTATGCGCCGTATGAATTTTAAGCTACGGTACTTTTCCATCAGCCCGGTAAAAATCAAGGGGCACTCTGGCCCCTTATCTTCCTTCTTTGCGGCCTGACTTATAACGCCCATCGCCAGTAATGCCGCCTCATGACTTGCTGCTATGCTGTCAAACTTTTGCTTCTTTTGACTGTCGACATAGAGCCATTTGGCGAATTCATACAGCGCGTCTACTTTGCGTTTAGCTTTTCACGACTCTCAATGTGATAAGCTGAAACCTGCTCGGCAAGGCCACGGAACTGGTTCATTAGCTCCATAAATGAATCTTCGCTAAACGGGTCTTCCATTGACCATCCAGTGACGATTGCGAGTGCAAACTCTTTGTTCAGAGGCTCAACGGCCCATGCTCGCTTAGCGTTCCATTCGGTGAAGTCAGCCTTCTCTCTGCATTTAGCTTCAATGTCAGCCATGCTGTCATCAAGCCCCTGGATAGCTAACGTGTATGCGCGTCCAGCCTGAATGGCTGCATCGCAGTCTGGACCTCTTACCTGCAACCATTCCCCTGAGTCTGTCCCGTCAGGTAGTTTGATTGGCATTCTTGTTCCGGTCTCATGTTTATCTGCAAAGTAAAAATCTTTGAGTTTCATCTTTGTTCCCATTGGTTAAGTGTTTGGTGGTTTGGTGAATCCTCGGCAGGCGGTAACCAGTCGCTTTTCGGGTATGACCCTATCCGAGGAATATTCTAAACAAATTAGTTGCAATACTGTTCATTAGTGCTATCATCTTCTCATAAACATGAGGGCATTTAAATGACAGAACTCTTCGCAGTTGTATCAATGATTATAAACGCAGTGCTGCTTTTCTTCATAGTGAGAAAGGCGTCAAGGGCATCAGATGTTATCGCCGCACTTAATGCAATAGAGCGTTGCGTAAAAAAAGATGAGCCAAGCGCCATCAAACAGTTAACAGATGAACGAAATGAAAGAGGCGTAAAATGAAATTAATCGAATCCATGGAAACACACACATGGCTGCCTGAGTGCGACATACCAAATAGCATCAAGGAAATTGATGTTATTGCATACTTACTTACAAGGCATGGATATTCAACAAGTAAAGATGCGAAAGAGGATGGCATTAATGCCAAGAAAGTAACGTTTTCCGTAACTATTAGCATAAAGAGCGTGGAGTGAACAAAATGAAAAGAATCACCGCAATTGCCATCGTAGTTTCTGCCGTTCTTGGCTGCTCATACGTCGGCGGAGCCAGCGCAGCATCTCCGGTATGTGAGCAGATGTTTAATGACTCTGCGCTGGTTTCTTCTGGCTTGTACGATAGCCTCGCTAAAGGCACGCCAGCGGAAGCTGAAGATTACAAGCAGTCCACCATTGAGGCCTGCAAGTCAGCAGTAGACTTTGCGCGCAATGGAGGCGGTCCTGCACCTGTTGCACACATGCTGGCTAAGAGCGTTACGCACAAAGATTCACTGGATAGCCTGCTGTCGCTGACCCGCGTAGACGTGGTGATGAAGGGCTGGGCTTTCGGGGCGGAGAAGTGATTATGTTTAATTCCGGACAGTTAATCCGCAGCAAGAGATCAGACAGATTTTTTATCGTTGAAGATTGGCCATTCGCGTACCCAATACGAAACGGGCGCGTGAATCCCAATCCTATACCGATAATCCATACGGAGTTGGTCTTGATTGGCAACAACTACAAAAATCTAACACCCCAGCACGCTGATGGAGAGGAATGTGGACGAATCAAGAAAGCAGTTTGAGCAAGAATTTGCAAGAATCAACCGCATCCCGCTTGAGGATGTGATTAGTTGCAGGTACGAAGACGATTATTGGGATGAAAGCCATCTGAACACGCGTGGTATATCCATGGCGTGGAAGATTTGGCAGGCATCTCGCGCAGCTATCAAGATTGAGTTGCCAGATATTGAGGTCATCACAGGTAATTACACAGCCCCCGGTGATGGGTGGGAAGTTTACGATGCTCAGGAAACTGACAAAGCCATCCGCGCCGCTGGAATCAAAGTAAAAGGGGCCTAAGCCCCTTTCTTTTATGCGTAAGCGATACGCTGAACAACAATAGACGACAGCAATTTATTACCGGTAGCTTGTCCTTCAATTGTCAACGTTACCGACTCAGGGCCGCCAACTTCTGGCGTTGCCGCCGTCAGCTCGGCGCGCTTCAGAGTGAAAGACATCGCCCCAGTTACACCAGACAGAATCGACGTCATCTCAACCTGGGTTTCATTCAGGAAAAGATTCAGCAGAGTCATGTCATACAGCTTACCTGCCAGAGAGAAGGTGTTGGCTGCACGACCGCGCTCAACGAATGCCACGCTGTCATTTCCCAGCTCAAACTGCGCTGACGTTGCGTTATCGTTGGTGATGGTAAAGGTGTCAATCAGCTTCAGCGGCGCGGTGCCGTTAAAGGCTGACACGTCAACACTCGCGAACGGCTCTGCATCAAAGCTGTACGGGAATGTTGAGCCGGCAGGCAGTGCGCTAAGGACTTCCTGCGACAGGCCGATGAACGGGAAGCTACCGGTTACCATGGCATTAACCGCCTGCTCAATGGAGAAGCCGGAGAACTCAACACCCTTCGTCAGCAGGTAAGCATCAGCTGTTCCGCACTTGCCGGTGAACACGGTCAGCACTGAGTAGGTTTTACACAAGTTACCGGTTTCCAGCTTGTCGCCAATAATCAGGTCAGTGGTAACATCCGTTTCATCTGTTAGCGCATGCGGAATCCCTGCGCCGGTTACCACCAGAGCGGAGACTGCTGTGACGATAAACGGCTTCGCGTTATCACCAGCCAAATCAGGGAAGGCAATCAGGTCTCCAACTTCCACGGCGGTAGTGAAGTCGCCAGCGGAACGCGTGAAGGTTTTGCCTGAAGCAGAAACGTCAATTGTCAAACCGGCAACAGTAGAACCCGCAACCCATGAGCTCGTCATTGCGCCAGCAAGCAGCTCATCCTGGCTCTGTGCGCTCAGTTCGATCGCAAACTCACCGGTAATCTGTTTGTTGCCGGTGCGGATGGATGATGTTTCACGGCTGCCGTCCAGTTCGTTGGAAACCAGCGCGTCTCGGGTAAGCGCAGGGACGCCGCCTGTGTTACGCAGCGGATACCATGCAGGGTTTGCAGGGGTGACACCAGCAGTCACCTCTGGGATATAAAAGTGCGCCGTGTTCGCACCCTTGAACGGTTTGATAGACATAGCTATAACCTCTTAGTAAAGGCAATAAAATTAATCGACAAAGGGCGCTTGGCCCAGCCGTTCTCTACAATCAGCGGACCAAGGCTAACCGACTGCACTTCTGCGCAGATAGCGTTACGCTGGAACGATTTACCGGCCTTAAAAGCCGTATTAAGTAAGTCTGCCATTTTATTGATAGGCGCGCTACCTTTGGTGGAAGCAACATTAATATCAATCTGATAAATCCCGGCGCGCTGCTCGCTGAATCCAAGGTCAGACTGCTCCGTGTCAGCCAGAAGCATAAAGCTCGACAGATAAGGTGTCGCCGTATTAGTCGGAGCGTCGATATTCTCCAGGGCTACCGCGATGCTGTTGGCGGCGCCAAATGACATAAGCGCCACGTCGAATACTTTCGTGAGGTCTTCAAAATAGGTAGCCATTATCGAACCTTCGCCGCCTCTTCGTTAAGTAATTGCTGGAACCTTGCTATATTAACACGAACCATCCCTACTGGCGCTTGTTTGGACCATCCATACTCAAGACGCTCTGCATATGGGAGGTTATTTGTCAGGGTAAACACATCCCATCCAGGAGAGTTTGTGATGTAGGTAGCCGCGCTGTTAATTGCTTTGTTTCCTGTCGGGTCGACGCCCGCAATGAGGCCAGTCGCCGGGGTAGCGCCGGTTGTTTGCCAGTTACCTCGGAACCTGCCTGACTTGACCGGGCTTCCCTTAATTATCGCGCTGAACAGCTTCAGCGACACGGAGCGCGCCACTATTTCAGGATTCTTCTTTGCCTTCGCGACAAAGGCCTGAATGTCCAGCGTGAACTTGCTCATTTTCGCACCTGAATAAACCAGGACACGATGTCGTCGTTAGCGATTTTCTTCTCGATGCCGACCACTGACCATTGCTCGCCCGCAAATTCCACCTTATCTTCCATCTTCGGCAACACGCTGTAATCAGCCTTAACCATCATGTCACCGGCCTGGATGGTGGTTCCGTTCACCAGTGCAATGTTAATTGGCACCGGAACGGCAGTAAGAGGAATCTGAGTATCAGGCTGTTGCACGTATTCGCCTAGGTCTTCATCCCACACTTTCGCGCCAGCGCGAACTAGCGTAACAGCGCTGCCGTACTTCCCGAGCAGGCGAGTTGCTACGCCCTGCATTTTCTTGCTGAATGCCGTACTCATCAGACTGGCTCCAGTCGGGAGATAACGAGCAACGCAGAAGGTGCCGTACCCCATGCTGTTACGGTAGCGACCTGTGGATAGACCCCGCCGAAGTTTGACCCCGCACTGTCTCGCATAATCTGAATTGCCATAGTCTGGCCTGCCGTTGCGTTGATAACGACACGTGAATCTGTCGGCGTGGTCGCGTCGGTCTGCGTCATCTTCACGCAGGCAGCCGAGCCAAACTGAGCTCCTCCAAGCAGGATGCGGCTCAGAAGAATTGACGTACCAGTAGCGCCGGTGCGTCCGCACTGCAATTTAATGCGCACCGCATAGTTACCAGCGGTGTTGAAGGTGACTAGCCCGGCGGCGTTAATCATCACCGGGTTTGCTGCTGAGTTCTGCGCAGCACCGAAAGTTAACTGCAGCGCTGTATCCACGGCAGTTGGTGCCTGAGCAACCGTTGACGGAGCGCGCAGCACCTCAACCTCTTTCATTCCCGCCGCCGCATACAGCATTGAATCTGCAAGCTGGGTTGTTACTTCTCGCAGCTTCTCAGGAGTAATCGCGCCAGACGTGTTGTCTGGGAGGTTCGTCCCAATGAGCGTGAACATCTCACTCTTAGTCTTTGCCATGATTAACCCCTTGTCACCCTGAACTGGAAGCCATTATTACCGCCGCCACAAATTAGCGGCTTTAGCGCGTCCATGGCAGCAGTGATGGTAATGGTAGCGCCTGTCATCCCATTGTCGGCGTACTGCACTGTAACAGCCCCTTCTACGCGCTCCATGGTGGTGATGCGTCCATCGCTTGATGCTCGCACATCAGTGCCTTTGCCATATTCAACGGCGGCGGCAACTTGCGATTTGATTACCTGCTTCGGAATTGAGTCCTCTGCAACAGGAAAGCCATTAACGGTCACACCCTTGCGAGGGTATGCCAGGCTCTGCTCGGCGGAAACGCGGGTGCCGCACAGGGATGACTCCTGCAGGTCGATGTAAGACGCGCCATTGCGCAGCGCTGTTTCAGCTTCTGCATCATCAGCAGGCAATGTCCAGCCAAACTTCTCAGCCATTAGCCGCGCATCAGCGAGCGAGATGTAGGAATCAGCATCCGGCACGATAGCGCCCGTTTCCACGATTAAGGCCATTATGCGACCTCCCAATCCTCTGCGAACAAATCGCCTTGGGAAGGAACCCATCCTGGCTGCATAATTCCCTGAGCGTTTTTCAGGTCAAGGTGCTGGGCGATGGTGAATTCACCAACAATTCCAGCCTTTGCATAATCACTACCAGGCCTGGCCTCTGATACAGTATAACCACCAGCCTTAATTACAAACTGGTTAGCGCCATTCCATCCAGCGCGCTTAATTTTATGCCCGGATTTAACCAGTTCCAGCGCTTCGCTAAAGTTCATATTATCCACCTGTTAGGAGTTTGCCTGCCGCTGCTTGCGTCGCTTCATGTTGTTGAGGATGGCGATCTGCATCGCGCGCTCCTCTTTAGTCAGCTTTGGTTTTGGCGCTTTCATTTTTCACCGCCTTTGCTGGCTGCTTAACGGCCTTAACCGCCTTGCTGATTGCACCGCCTTCGCTCATGGCTTCAGCCACTGCTGTCTTAATGGCTTCACGCTCTGCATACTTCGCAAAGTGCGCCTCGCGCGCACCAGCGTTGCATTGCTCCAGGGAAACTTCCTGCACGGCATCTGCTGGCTTGAGGGTGGACTTGAGCTCTTCGATAGCTTCAAGATGCTTGCTGATTTCCGCCAGCACCTTCTCATTATGTTCGTTATTGGTCATGGTTACCTCGAAAGAAACGGGGCCGAAGCCCCGTAATCTTAGTTGGACTTCAGCACCGCTAGTGCTACGTTTTTACGGTTGTACACGCGGTTCCAGTTGGCTGCGGTCGCCAGCTCTGCCTGAGTTGCAGACTGACCAGCAACGGAAGCAGATGTGAACTGGAATCCCAGCGGATGGATGATGTCAGAACGACGACTGTAGATGATGTCCTGGCCGCCACCATTACCTGCCGCTTCTTCACGGTCAATCGCAGACGGATTCTGCGGCATGCCTTCACCCAGGCGGAACTCACCAGCACCAAACAGAATGGTGTAGTAGTACACGTTTGCCGGAGTGGTGCCGTAGGTCACGCCAGCAAGCGAGTCGTCAACGACAACGGTTTTGCCCTGGTAAACAGGGATGTTAACTTCGCCGCGAGCGTCAGGGATGAAGTCAATCAGGTTCAGCTTCTGCAACTTACGATATACAACGGAGTGCATTGCGATAGCTGACAGCAGCTCTCCGTGGTCACCCATGGTCTGAACGGTGTCGATGATCGCATCTGCGCTCACGCGGTTTGCATCGGTAACGGTGCCGTCGGTAGCAACGGAGATGTCGTGAACCATGTCGCCGCCATCGTTCGCAACGTTGTCAGCAACCAGGCCGCGAACGGACTGAATGATGCGCTTCTCGTTGTTAGTCGCCCAGTACTGGCCGATACGACCTGTGATAGCACCCATCGGGTCTTCCAGCGCCAGTTCACGCGCCAGGTCCATGGTTGACCATGACTTGTTCTGTGCGGCCAGGCGGTAAATCATCTTTGCAGAGGTGATTTTCGCTGGAGTAGACAGAGTCGCCGGGTTATCGGTTGAGTAGTTTGGCTCTTCAGTGCCAAGCGGCTTGTAGAAAGGCAGCTCGCCAATGTTACCGCCAACGGAAGCCATTGCGGTCAACTGAGGGTCGACAACAGCAACGCCTGACTGAATGAAGCGGTTAAGCTCAATCTGCTTTTCCTGCACCGCAGCCTGGAAGACTAACGGGTTATAGATGTCTGCTAACTGTACTGTAGCCATGATGGTTCCTTATTTTTTACCTGAGAGTTGCGCATATAGCGCCGGATTTTCGTTGGCGAGCTTAGCCTTTTCGGTCAGCGTCATACTCGCAAAGTTTGTGGCCCCACCACGGAATTTGCCGCCATTGGCCCCGCCGCCGGTAGCTGCATCTGCTTTAATCAGATGCGAGAAAGCTTTGTGCTCACACAGATACTTCTTGAACTGCTCAACGTCGGTGGTGATGACTGCGCCATCTGCACCAACGAATTTGGTCACTACATCGTCGCCGTCGAATTCCGTGCGCACCAGCATGCCAAGCAGCTCAGTTGCACTTTCATCAATCAGCATGCCAGAGAGAGAGCTTACGATAGCCTTCTTCTCGCTGGTAAGAATTCGCTCACTGCGTGCCTGCAGTGCTTTGTCTTTTGCTGCCAGCTCAGTATCGTACTGGCTGCGCAGGGTCTTCTCGAATGCTTCAAGTTCACCGGACTTCTTCGCTGCATCCTGGTCAGCCAGAAGTTTTGCTGCCGCCGCTTCATCAGCGAGGCGCTTGGCTTCTTTCTTCTCGGCCAGCAGCTTGTCGTTGTTGGACTTCAGCCCGGCAACGAGCGCGTCTACCTCTTCCTGGGTGAAGGTCTTTCCACCGCCGCCAGATTTATCCGGATCGGCCTCTTCACACAGCACATTGAAATAATCCGATAACTTAAACATTCTGCCCCCAAGGCAATTTGTGCGGCCCTGCCGCGTTGTTGATATGTTATAACAGGTTTAGTTGTGGTGCAATATTAGCGCCACTCCCGTTGCAGACGTCTGTCACCTTCCATTGCTGCTCTCTTCGCAGGATTGGCGACTTTTGCTATTGCTTTGCGTACTCGCTCAAGCCTCTCATTGATTGGAGTTAATGGCATATATCCTCTTTAATTTTTGTCGGTGGTGGTCTGCTGGTAAATCCGCAATCTTCGCCACGGCTCGCGCAGTTGCTAAATCACTTCCGTCTTTCCGGCTGCCAAGATGGTGATCACCTCCATCATTTGCCATTGCTGGCTGATTCTTCATATTCAATATGAGAAACCATAAAATTATTTACGCGCTGTGAAATCCAACCCGTCAAGTAAGCCAGTGGCTCTTGGTTGTCAACTGCCACCTTAACACCAACAAGATCAAGCACCCGCCATGCGGCGTGCACACATTCATGGGTTAGAGTCTCAGTGCAGTAATCATCCAGAGACCTGAAGATTATTGCCACGCACTCAACATTGGTCTTGTCGTCTACGCCAGTAGTTACTTGCGCCATGAAATTGTCGCTAAGCACGCCAACCCACATTTCTTTCTCAGCGGCCTGCTTTGTCGGGCAAACAATAACCTCAACTCCATACAGAGGCACGCGCAGCCTAGCGATTCGCTTTGGTTTCTTCACCATAAAATGCTCTCTCCCGCTCCTGAAAATACCTAATCTGCTTATCAGCCAGATTCATTTGCTCTCTGAGACGGTAATAATCCTGTCGAGCTGACTCGTCAAGTTCGGCGGTTCCTGCATCGCCCACGCCGCCGCCGGTGGTGGTTTGGGGCATACATTTGGCACGGACTGACAACCGCTTATTGCCAGCAGTGACATCATCACGCAGGCGGTCAATAGTGTTTTGCGCATCAGCTAAATCCTTCGTGTATTTGGCGTCAAGCTCTGCTGCGGTCTTTTGCTGCGACTGCATGGTTGAGATGGTGGCTGAGGCCTTATCAAGCTCTTTCTGCGCGGTGCGGTACTTCTGCGCGTAATAGTGCGCAGAGTACGCAATCGAGCAGACAATCAGCAGGAAGAACGCAGCAATGAATGGCTTGTATTTGTCAATCATGACAAGAACAGGTCGCGCTCTGCCGTGCGACGGCGACGCAGACCAGCCTCAACAGATGAACCGGGAGATACCCAGCGAAGGAATTCGTCGGCTGCGCCTTTGTAGTCTCTGGCATTAAGCTTCTTCAGGAGGGTTGAAGTGCGGAAGCTGGTCGCACCCAGGTTGTATACGAATGACACCAGCGCGTCATACTGGCACTGTTTCAACGGCGCGGTAACAAGTGCATCGACTGAGTTTGCAAACTTCTTCACGTCCTCGCGCAGATAGAGCTCTGCCTGTCCTGGCGTTACTTTATCTCCCTGCTTAACTGGTCGGCCTGACGGAAACTTTGTCGTTCCGTACCCGACAGTCCATGGTTCGCCACCTGATTTCGGGTCCGGGTACGCGTTAGCGCGAAAACCCTCAAATGACTTGATTAATTCGATACCTGCATCACTGACCTGCATTTGTCTTTACCCCTGTAATGCGCTCCCAGAAGTACGTGAGAGCCACTGAGCCCATTGTTCCGCTTACGCCTGCAATGACGAGCATCATATACAGACCAGAACCGGAGTTTGCGCCGATAAGGCCGCCGATAAGACCGGTAAAACCAGACACGACAACCTGAGCGAGAGCATTGAAGAAGCTCCATGTGGCTTTGCTCTGCTTGATGTCGATGAGATACCGAACCAGGCCGCCCCAGCAAGCAATCACCAGTACGATTAACCAGGTAATCCCGGTAATGCTCTCTTTGTCTTGCATACGTTTCATTTCCACCCCCATGCAGGGGACCTGTTCACTTAAGATTAATCTTAGATTATTACTGAACAAGTCCGATTAGACTCTGAATGCCGATTCATAGTCAACCTTCCTTGCAACAATAACCATAGCTCATTCTCATTATGCCGCAAATTGTTACTGTGTAACACATAAAAAAAGACCCTCACGAGGAGGGTCAAAGATACGCACTGGCTCTGGAAGATGAAGAGACTACGGTCGTGGGTACTTGTGAGCTTACTGGACGCACGCGTGGAGGCTACGCAATAAACTCAAAACTACCGGCTGTCTGCTTCCAGCCCGTCAAACCGAATCGCCACGATGGTTAATCGCCATTCCGGGGAAAGTTGTCAAACCCTGGCTATCTCATTCGCCTCGCTTATCTCGCTTAATGACTGCGCCAACAGTCACGAGACTTGCTTGCCTGAAGTGCTCCGCATGGGAGTCATGCATCGCAGCTACTTCAGAGGTCCGCATGAGGTACGCGGTGTTCGCCACAACTGAGAAAGCACTTTAAGGGTATGCGGTTATGGCCGCAATCCTCGACTTAAGGCTCCCCCTACTCCACTTAAGGACGGAGGGATTGTTCCTCGCGGTCATCGCGTTAATTAGGCGCGCTTCAAATGCTCTCTCATGTTGCGTGCCGGTTACGCGTCCGGCGTCTTTCGACCGCTAGTTCGGGTGATTAGCCCGCACTTCATGCCGATGTATCTGGCGACTTATTTGAATATAGCCGCATCCTTGCGACTGTGCAACTTATTTATTTGCCTTTCTTCTTTTTCTTCTTCCCGGCCTTGCTCATGGCAATGGCAATGGCCTGCTCCTGAGACTTGCCGTGATGCATTTCCATGGCGATGTTCTCAGAGATAACCTTGTCCGACTTTCCGCGTTTTAGTGGCATTATTTGACCTCCACTGCTCGTGATACTGCCTCGTCACCCATGGCATCTTGCGCCACGCAGAAATAACGACCAGGCTCAGATGCCTTCAGCGATGCGCCACCATCAGGGACGTTGACAACCTGCTTTTCGTCTTTGTACCAGAAGTACACATAAGGCGCAGTACCTGCCTTTGCTTCTACGGTAAGTGTGTCGCCAACTGCCGAGTCTACTGGCTGTAATGACAGGTACACATCACCAGCGTCATCCAGATAAGGCACTTCGAACAGAGTGCCACCGGCGGAAATGGAAATGCCTGTCTTATCTGCATAAGGCATTGCGTCAACCGCCACGCCCAGCACGGATTCATCGTCGATATGCACCGCGCCATCAACTGAACCCGAAACTCGCTTATACTGCACGACGCGGCGCGCAGGCAGGTCTGTTACTGTAAAGAATCCACTCATTTATTATCCTCGCAAACAAATTAGTTGTAACTATGTGTCACTGGTGTATCATTACTATACAGCAATCATAACGGAGTTATTCAATGAAACAAGTAATCAGTTTTTCAGGCGGGAGAACGTCAGCCTTCATGACGCTTGAGGTGCTCAAGCTTCACCCACATGCCGAGGTGATATTCATGGACACCGGCGCCGAGCACCCAAAAACATACGAGTTCATCCGCAATTTCTCTCGACATTTCGGAATTAAGATAACCTGCCTTCGAGTCATGCCAAATGCCAGAATGCGCAAAGCCAGCACATATGAGCAGCTAACAGTTGACCAGATAGGCCCCGACCTTGAGCCGTGGCGGAGGATGCTCCGCAAGTACGGCCACCCATACGTTGGCGGGGCGTTCTGCACGGACAGGATGAAGACCGTTCCATTTACAAAGTATTGCGATGCGTGGTTCGGCAAGGGTAATTACGAGCGCTGGCTTGGTATTCGTACCGATGAGCCAGCTCGACTTGGCAACCGAGGTCCTGGCTTTCACTACCTGGCAGACATTAGCGACTTCGAGAAGCAGGATGTTATTGACTGGTGGTCTGTCCAGGCGTTTGACCTGGGCATTCATGAGCATCTTGGCAACTGCGTATTCTGCATTAAGAAGAGCCTCCAGAAAGTTGCTCTGGCGGCTAAGGACGAACCAGAGCTCGCCAATGAATTCATTGATGCCATTTATGGAGAGACGGCAAGAAGGAATGGGCTTCCGAGAATGTACCGCGGCAAGAATACGCTTCCAGGAGTGATCGCCCTGTTTGGAGATATCGGACGTGATGAGCTGGCATCCAGGATGAAGTCTATGCGACAGTACGACACTGGCTCCTGCTCGGAGTCATGTGAGGCGTTTTCCGAATTCTCACCGCGGGTGGCGGAGCAACTTGAGCGAGATGAACTGGATGTCGAAAGGAATGAGGTGCGCCTCACAGGCTTTGAGAGCGAGCTCGACGAGAATTATTAACGAAAGCCCCTCCCGGGGCTTTATCTTTCACCAAGGTATTGCGCCACGCGACTGTCAAGTGCACTCATTTCTTTCAGTGTCAGCGGCCGGCCGAAGCCGTCAATGGATATCGACCTGAACTCTTCCGGTGTCACGCCGCTATTGCGGAATATCTTACCACGCACCGGGCCGAGCGCCTCATCCTGGAACCATGCGGGCTGTTGCTTCAGGAATTCGTAGTAACTGGTATCGGCATCAATCTGCGTTCCGCCTTCCGCACCTTTAGCTGCTCTCTTGGCTCCTTTATCCAGGAAGTCGAATTCGGAGCTGATAACCGGCGCCGTAGTGCTCCGGCAGTTTGGATGAGCTGGCGGGAGAGGGCCCTTGCCAATATCCCACTTCTGTCCATCTCGGCTTCGGCAGATGGTTGACGTCCTGCTGTCCAGCGTTGACACCCATTCATATTTCTCAATGATGTCGCTATTCTTCTCGTATGCCTGCTTGCGCGCCTCGTTAGATACGTGCGCCAGTGCCGTGCGCACCGTTGTCATGGCGTTGCGCTGAGACACATCGGCCAGGCCACCCGCACCGACGACGCTTTTCACAATCTGCCTGGTGGTCATCCCTTGAACGAATCCAGAACGAACGCCAGTGGTAAGGCGTTGCAACTCTGACTCAGTCCAGTTATTTAGTAGGCTGGTGAAGTCAACCGGCTTATCGCTCAGCGCTAGCGGCTCAAACTTAACCGCAGCCCAGACCTGCTCAGGCGACGGCGTCTTGAAGTTCGCATCCACATTATCGGCAAGCGTTTTGACATTCCAGTCAGCCTCATACCTTGCCAGCTCCTGAAGGTCCTCCAGCAGAACGGCATTCCAGTCACCTGCAATGCCGCGCAGGGCAGAATCAAGGTCGCGAAGCATCTTATTCAGGCGCGCCGCTGTCCGGCTGTCATCACCGAACTTCAGCACTTCATCCCGGATTTCATCGCGCATCTGCTGGATGAATGGGACAACAAGGCCAGCCTCATGCGAGGCCGTCCGTTGTAGCCATATTTGGTGGCTGATGTAGGATTCAAGGAGGCTCATTTTGTCACCGCGATATAGATTATCAACACTACCATCATCATTAGCGGGTAGCATGGCATGGCGAGACCACTAAACCACCTCCATATAGCGCGAATCATGCTCATTGCTGAGCCTGCTGGTCATTCGCATTACCGCCATTCTGCTGGTCGTTCTGCTGGTCAGGTTGGCTCGCATTCGCCGGAATCTCACCCGTCACCTGCGCTGGGCCCGCCGGAAGAGGGAGAGGGTTATTCTCAATCTTCTCTTTCATCTCGGCGTTAGTCCAGTTTGTCCACCCACCACGACGCATAGCTTCCCACATAGCTTCAGTTGGCACATAGCCAGCCTGAACCATAGCCATCCACTGCTGAGCTTCCTGCGGGGACATCTGCTGGAGGAAGAATTCCATGTTCAACTTGAACTCAATACCGGCGGTCGGAAGCCCCTTCATCTGAGCAACCCACTTCAGACAGTCTTCATAGGCTTTACTGACGTTCCGCGCGATGGTTGCCATTACTGACGTATCTGCCCCTCGCTGAAGGCGTGCAGACTCTGCCGTGACCTGCTGCGTTGGCGTGATGAGCTGCGCGCCAATCTGGACGGCCTGCTGTTCTTTCTTGGCCAGCGCCATGTCAAGCGCGTTGGTAGCCTGAGCCTGAATGAGCTTTGCGTCACCACCATATCCGACGTTGAGCCCGCGACGCGCTCCGAACTTAACGCCATTCGGGTTTAATGCAACCCACTGCTCTGGGCTGATTTTCTCACCCGGGGAAATGACCAGCATCGCCTGCGACACCACAAAGAGATTCTCTTCGTTATCGGCGCTGTTGCGGAAGTGGCCGATTTGCAGGTCTGACAGAGGCAGTAGCGGCGCATCATCCACGGTCGAGTCGTTATTGCTTGCCCCAACGAACGTAAACGGGATTTCGCCCTTTGGCACGCTATTCAGCTGCGGGAAGAATTCCTGCACGCCATCCTGCAATGTGCCGCCATTATCGAACTTATACACGCGCTGGCGGTAATTGCCATCTGCGTCAATATCCAGGACGCGATATTGTTCGCCCTGCAACGTGCTGAACTCGTCAGGTGAGTCGTTATATTCATACGGCTCTCGCAGCACTACCATCTGGAATTTGTTCACTGAGCCAACGCGCTTCAGCTTCCAGTTGATGACGTTCTCCGCCGTGTAGAAAGCGATGATTGGGTTCAGCTGCCCGGCATTCTGCTGCGCCATGGTGGCGACATCGACAGCAGGAGCATCAACCAGCAGGCCGCCTCGGCCAACTGAGTCAATTTCCATCAGCGTATCCTGCACATGCTGCCACAGACCAACGCCTGAACCGTCTGCATCCTCAAGCAGATACTTTAGTGCATCCGGGATTTCCTGCTCAGGGTCTTTACGCATGACGCTGCCGACCATGCCAGACAGTGTTCGCTTAGTGAAGTTGTAGACGATAGCCCCGTCGGCATACTCCTTCTGGCGAAGTGCGCCATATACAGGGTCGTCTTCATTAGCACCAACGTTGCGCAGGTATTTGGTCATATCGCCAGCGACGGCATGACGCACCTTTTCCCACTTGCCATAGTTGGCAATGTAGTCTCGGTGCTGTGTTTTTACTGTGTCGAATCCGGTGGTCATCTTGCCCTCGCTATAATGCGAATGAGATAGGAATATTAAGAACTGGCTTCATTATAGGCATTTCATAGGCGATAGGGTAGCCAGTTGCATCGCATGGGTGGTCGATAATGCCATTCTTCTCCGGCTCGCCATTGTCGTCATATGCTTGCTGCTCCATTGCGCGAGCTGTTGCAGGGCATGCATGATCGTTGATGAACAGCAATCCCTTCTCGAATGCCGTGTTCACAGAGAGAATCCTGTCCTTCACTGCCGGGTTGCTGGCGTTAACTCTAACCTCGAAGCCAGCCTGCTGGAGCATGGCAATGTCAGACGTTGAAGCCTGGTTGCTTTTGCGGTTCTTGCCGCTGGCGTCAGGATAGACAATGATGCGATGACCTTCATTCTTCCAGCGCTCCGTGATGACGCGGATTACGTCAGGTGTGTCGAAAAGGTCAACTAGTTCTGCGACAGCGTGCCACTCCTTACCGCGCTGCACGTACACAGTTGACGCCATCTTGCCAACGTTGAAGTCCTGTCCGATATAAAGCGGCTCATTGGGCTGGATTGTTTCCCGGCTCCTGCACTGCTGGCGTTTGTAGGCGTAATACACAGTGCCGGATGTCAGGTTGACGAACTCCCCATCAACATAGGCATCAACGAGCTGAGCTGGATACGTGTTATACAGTGACGGAATATAGTCGCTCGGCAGGTTCTTTGCGTTCTGCCTGGTGCTGGCCTTCGTCAGGGAATAAAACTCAGCTATCTCAGGACGCTCCTGTAGGTCTACCACAAACAGCTTGTGGACGAAGTTGAACCCTTCCGGTGTCGTGGTGAAGTCGACGGTGTTCACCGGATAGTCGGCGCGCACTGATGACATGCGTGCGATTATCTTCTTCCATGCAGCATCGGCCTTGTTCATCTTCATTGTGTCGATTTCATCAATCTGCGCATGATTGATGTCGAAGCCGACGATGCGGTGGGCGTGCTCCATGGCGCGGCACTTGACCATTGCATACTCAACTTCGTCGACGAACAGCTTTACTTCCTTGCGGCTGACGTTGATATCGACTGACAGCGCAACATCCCATTCGTCGCTGAGCATCTCGCCGACTTCGGCGATCGTGCTGTAGAAGATATCCGAAATCATGGGGTAGGTAGGCGCGAAGTAGCCAAGCTTAATGCCCGGGTACTGCATCGCCAGCATCCACAGGCGAACGCAGCCGACGAACGTCTTGCCGCTACGGTATCCGCCGACGAAGGCATTGAACTTCTTGTGGGCCGACAGGAATGTACCCTGCGGGACGTTGAGTGCTAGGCGCTTAGTCATCGCCATCCTCTGCGCTCGCATCCTCAATGCGCAGCTTAACGCTGAACGACTTGCGCTTGCCTTTATCGCCAGGAAGAGCTACGCCAAGCATATCGTTAATGGTCTGGATTGCACCACGCGCCGCGGCAAGGTTCTCGCGTCGAGCGTTTCCACTCTGGTCATGCCACTCAGCCATTCCGGCATCGGCAATCTTCTTCAGCATATCAAGGCGCCATTCAACGCTAACGCCGAAGTCATTTTCAGCCTTTTCCGATGCCTTTTTCTTGAGGACTGAAATCCTTGCCTTGACATTGTCTTTAGCAAGCATCCTGGACGCCTTCTGGTGCTGCGTCTCAGGCTTAGCCTTACTGAGCGGATGAGCCTTTCTCCAGGCTGCTGTGGCGTCGCTGCATCCGCCTAATACATAGGCCTGTGCAAACGCCTCCTCTTTGGCGGTTAGTTCGGTCATGCTCACCCCCTTACCCTGGAGATGATGCTGCACATATCGCGGTGAATAACCGGGTAGTCACGGCACCCTGCGACATTGCATTTATAGAGGTTGTTTGCGGCCTCTGTTTTCCATGATGGCTTGCACCATGCCATGAATAACCATCTGCGCCATAGATACCACTTGATTAAATTCATATCTTTGCCCCAGGCAATTGATAGCGTCGGCCCTGCCGACAGATATGAAACAATATAACATTAAAGTTGCGGAAATGAAAAAGCCCCGGAGTGGGGCTTTTTGTTAGTCAATTGGAGTCATGCTTAGAAGAACATAGCCATGGGCGTAATCCTTCAGGTCTGCGATGTGGGTGAACTGCCTGACAATAATCCTTCCGGTGAATCCTGTAAATGGTTCGCTTAGCGCGTCCCACTCCTTCAGCTCAAGGTAATCGCTAACTTTATAATCGCGGTCATTTTTTCTCACCTCTGCGCTCTTCAGTCCACCTATTACAGCCTCGAAGTACTCAGGTAATATTTTAAGCTCATGAAACACATCACCCCCTCTGCCACTTCATCACGGCGTCTAATTCAGTTTGAGTAAGGCGACTCATCATCGCCTTGTCCTGTGCGCTTGCTCGCGCTACACCCATAAAGCGAATGCCTGATGGTGTGCGCACTGCTGCAATTCCTTTTTCACGCAGCATGTTGAGGATTGTTAGGGTGTTCATTCAATCCACCATATGTGTATGTTGGTCATCTTCTCCCGGCGCACGCGTTGCTCCGCATTCGCACACCTGCTTCTCTGTACCGAGACCAAACAAGGTAACATCAAGCCAGTTATGCTCATGCTTATCATCCGGCATCAGGTCGATGAGCATACGATACGCCTTGAGCTGGTATTCCTCGTTCAGCGACAGGTCGCCGTAGCTCTCCAGGCGGCCGATATTCTCGGCCAGGGATTCTTTAGTTACTTTGGTGGTCATCAGTCCCACTCCTTGCATCGGCGCTCATACTCCTCCATCTCGGCCTGCTTATTAAGATTATAGAAGTTAACAATCTCCCGGCGCGCTTCCTGTGCTTTAGCCAGTGCTGCTTCAAGGGTAGCAATGTGCTCGTCCCACTGCTGAAGCTTGTGCTCACCTTCAAATCGTTCGTAACAACCTGCTGCAGCGATGCTGGCGGCTTCGTATTCTTGGTTAGTCATTTTCTTGCTCCGGGTTAACGTGAATTACAACCTGAGTAGGGTCTATGCGGCGCAGGTTGCCGAAAGTGTCAACTTTCAACCAGCCATGTCCATAAACCCCAGCATCAATATGGGCCTCGGCAATAGCCTCCACGTTATGGGTGCACTGGTTTAGCGCGGCGAGTTGCCAATCTTTCTTATTAATCATTTCCGTTTCTCCATCAATAAACAATAGGGTAAGCATAACATCACTCACCATGTTTGCAACTAATTTGTTTAAATAATGCTGGCTATCGCATTCAGTATGTACGGAACCGACATCAACGCGATGAATAGGATGTTGTTCACGGCTTCACCTCCTGGTGCGGTGCTGCTGGCAGTGGCATCCAGTGGGTTACGTCGTCAACTGGCTCATCGGCGTCATACTCCAATGCTTGCAGATAGAACCCTTTCTTACGTGAATAAGAAATTCCTGACATTACAATTCCATCAGAAACCACAATAATGTCACCTGCCTCCTCCGGCATCCGCTCACTGCAAGCCACCCAACCATCCGGAATCTCAGGAGGGTTGCCGCTGGGCGACTCGGCAATTTTTGGCGAAGAATCCAGAGCTGGCGCGTTTTGCATGGTGGTGGCCGACTCGGCGTTTTCGGCACCATGAAACATGGCGGCTCGGCGCTGCTGTAGTTCGGCCAGCGCTAGCATTACATCATCAATGACAGGCAACTCCATTTCATACAATTCAAGAGAATCCCTAGCCACACGGATAAGTACGCTCAGGCGCTCGTCTGTTAGGTTGTTATTGGTCATGATTTACCTCCCTGAAGCATGGCGGCGCGGCAGGCGTTCCAACCATCGGCGTATGAAACCTCGCAGCAAACACCTCCCTGGTCATCCATCGCATCAGGCACAGATACCGGCGCTGGAGGGGCGGCGTATAGACTTTCTCCAGCACGTAATGGTTTCAACATGCGAACTGAAACACCAAGTGCTGCACATATTCCAACATTTGGCGGCTGATAAACCTCAGCCACAGCCTCCGCTTCGAGCGATGCCAGCGCGATACGCGCAAGCTCCTCCACTTCTTCAGCTGGCAACACAACGTTGCTACCAGGACCGTATGTCTCGCGCCACTGCTGTATTTTAAGCAGGCGCTCTCTGGTAATAGTGCTCATGGGTTCACCTTCCTGAAACTGCGATTGATGTCATAATCCGCATAGCACCGAGATGGCTGAGTAGCATCATCCTGGTAGACAAGCACAAAACTTTTCCCGTCATTAGAGATGTATTCGATAATGAATTTGTTTCCGGTGTGGACGCTTTCGATAATGTCGCCCTGTTTCATGATGCCTCTCCTTTACCGGCTGCGGCGGCCACCTTCACGCCAACTTCTTCAAGCGCCCTGAAAAACTCAAGACGTACACCAACCAGAATATCTTCACGCTCACGGTGAGTTACTTCGGCCAGGTAATCACGAAGCATTTTCAACTCAGGCAATTTCACTTCCCGCGCCTCCAGCTCAGCAATCCGCTTGTCTTTGGCTTCCAGCTCATCCAGCAGCGCCAGCACGACGGCGGGATTGGCCGCGGCAACAAAATCCCTGACTGGTTTGTGTTCAATTTCCGCTATTGGTTGATACGATGTGAAGCCATGCTGCTTTTCATAACTACCATTGCGAATGACGTAGAAGTCGCCATTTATTTTCTTGGCTTGCCACTTATCGCTACCAGCCTTCTCCGCAGCTTCACGTAATGCGCGTTTGTCGATGTTGCTCATTGGGCGGCCTCCTGGACAGGCGACAGTGCTTCACGCACGCATGGCTTGTAGTAGTGATGGAAAGCGAACGTCAGTCCGAGCTTAGTTGCACTCTGGTTTTTCGAGCTCAGCAAGCCAAGCCCCACGCAGATAGTTGTTGCAGTCCAGCCAGAGTGATACCCGGCAGCACGTTTCATTACCGTTTCGGCCAGGATGGTGCGGAAGTCTTCACGCCCGAAGTTTGTTCCTTCGAAGGCGGCGTTTACCACCTCATCTGTCAGATGCGAATCGTCTACGATGCTCATGACCGCACTCCTTTGCGAAGCTGGGCGGCGAACTCGTTGGCTACCGCTGAATATGGATGCTCATGACCACCGACAACCTTCAGGCTGGCAGCGAACATCTCCACACCCTGCGCCCGCACTTCAGCCAGGAAAGCTTCGGTAGCCGGGGTTTCACTCACGGCAACTCTCATCTGTCCGATGGCGTCGTTAAACCCAAAATCTTCGGCTAGTGACACGTCATCCAGGTTTTCGTTATCAAATTCAACGTTTCTCTGTTGGGGTATCGCAGCCTTCATCCCCGCATTCTCCGCAGCCAGCGCCGCGCATCTGGCTTCAAGTGCGGCAATCTTCTCCTCGCTCTCAATTGATAGCCGGTAAAGCTCTTCAAGCTTAGGCATTGAGGCCAGAAGACCGTTGCGCTTAATTTCTGAAATTAAATCTTTAACACTCATCTCTTCATCTCCAGTTATTGTTTACAAATTCAGCATATCACTACGCATCTTAATTGCAACTTATTTGTTTATTATTGCGTGCCTTTTTCAGGAGCTGCTCAAACATAAATCGCGTCGGGTTCTGCATACCGAATGGAAGCTTGCTGTCTTCAATCAGCGTATACATCCATTCACCGGCTTCGTTCTTTTCTCGCGCCATACGCTCATCACGGTATGCATTGCGGACATATTCGAGGACGGTCTGCTTGCGGCATGGAATGCGATCGGCTATTTCATCTGCAGTTAGCCCTGGGTTTGCCTCAATGAAGCGACGCACGCTACCGCGCTCAAGTGGGTTGTTTCTCTCGATGAGTTTGAATTCTCTTCGCTTACCTCGTTCTGATGGCCGTGATTCTGCCACTGATGCATTCACCATGCAGTGAAGAGCTTTACTTACATCAGGCGTATATCCTTCTGGCAGAAGGTGACAAATCTGATTTGATGTCATCCACGGCTGGCCTTTCATAGCCTGAATAAGCCTTGTACGTAATGAAGCCATTGTTTTTCTCCTGGCCGTCCTTGGCCCTGATGTTAATTAAAACCAACCCAGCACTGCGCCGAGTGGAGCCACGAAAACACCAATACAGCGAGCGATAAGCATTCCATTCCAGTCGCTTGAGAATCCTGCATTAATGATTTCTACAATGTTCATAACCCATCCAGCAAAGGCTGCAAGAATTAATGCATAGAATGCGTAAATTAATTTCATTTCTGTCTCACTTACTGGTTAATGGGTTTATGTACTTGTCACACCGGCCGTGACCTGCGCCGCCGGTGTTGCCGTTCCAGGTGAACTTATTCGAATTCGACGGTTGTTGCTTCGACGTCGATTGGTTCAACGGCGCTTGTGGTTTGTTTTGCTGGTTCATTTGCTAATTCCTCGATTACTTCTTCAAACTCTGCCTCGATAGGCGCCGCCGCTTCGATGCGCGCTTTATGGCGGCCGTTCATCTCAATGATGATTGCCTTTTCTGCGTTCCAGATGCCGCGCTTTTCCATGTCTTCGCGGATTGCAGTGCAGCACGCGCGAAGACCATCAAGTGTTTTGCACGATGACATCTCAGCCTCAAGAGCCTGGTAATCAACAACGCCGCGGGATTGCTGCGGAGTTACGTCACGCTCACCGGCCTTGATGCGCTCGGCTTCGTCATTGTCGACCATCTCACTGATGCCGAACGTCATGCGCGCGCACTGGATGTATGCCTTGTGTCGCAGCATGCGTGCCGGGTATTTTTTCCATACGTCAGAGCGGTCCTGGCGGCACTCCGCCATGTACTCAGTCACGACAACCGGACGGCTGCGGCCTTTGATATACATGCGGCAGGTAATTGCAGTCAGGTTACCGTTGGCGTCAAGGTGATCGTCGAATTCCACGCCGTCGAAATCAGGCTGGCGATTAACAATTCGATACCAGCCATCAATCATCAGAACGACCTGGAGCTTCCCGCCACTGATGAATGCCGCGCATTCCTTCACCATCGGGTTGAGGTCATACTTGGCGCAGACACCAGATACGATGGCTAGCTCTGCATTGCTCGCGGTTGAGCCGTGCTGGTTTTTGGCACTGATAATCATGCCTTTCAGGACGTCGGTAACGTCCTCTACTGATACTCCGCTGCTTTGTGCGATTATTGCCAGTGCGTTGCTCATTCAATTTCTCCGTATGTGTCTTCATCTGTGCCGTTTTTTGATTCAGGATTGAAAATGTCAACATCGAAAACACCCATCTTTGCTTTCGTGACAAAGCCAAAATTTCTTATTTCTGTAAAGCCGCAATCAGTAAGGATGTGGTTTATCTCACTTGTCTCAAATGGCTGAACATTTTGGCGATGCCTGAAAATTACGATGTCGCAATCCTTCCTGTCGCCATCCTTGTAAAGGAGCCCTCCAGTTAGCGCAGGGAAAAATCCATGTGGTGACATTTTTTCATAAAGCGCACGGCAGATATCAATGCCCGTTTGCTGATTCATCTTCATCTCTCCAGTTAGTTATTCAACAAGGCAAAGTGTATCACCTTGCCTGTTATTTGCAACTTATTTGTTTATCCATTTCGGCATAGGCAGAAGCTCTACGTCGAACGATGAGCCGAACTCATCAAGTTCTTTCGCTATCGCCAGGTCTTTTCTGTACTCGTCGCGGCCCAACTCCACCCACTCAAGCGGGAGCTCAACAACATGAACCGGATGGCGTCCTATGCTTCTTCGCTCGCCTACGCAGATGAATATGAAGCGAGGGAGTTCGCCAGTAAGCTGCTGATACGCGTCTGAGTAGAAAGCATCCTGAACGTGATAGCGAAAGTGCTGGAAATGACTTTGCATCTTGTCGGCATCAGCAATCTTCTTCACGTCAACCAGCACGTGCCCGAAATGCTCCTCGTCGGGTATGCGATCAGGCCTGGTCTTCAGGCGAATGCCATCAAGCTCCCAAAAAATACTGTTCTCTGACTTTCCGCTGACGGTAAGCAGACTTCTCGCCACCGGATGCGCAAGCACGGAATCACGCATTGCAATGACCATGTCATACTCCTGTGCAGTGTGAATGATGAGACCGCTGCCTGCCATACTTTCACGGAACGCCTCCGCATTAGCTCGCCCGGCGGATGAGCGCAAATCGTACTCAGGCATTCTCACGTAACGTGCAGCAAACTCGTCTGGTTCAAGCAGTGCGCAGTGGAGGTCTGTACCCCTGTCAACTGCTGGGCTCCCGTCCGACGGCGCGTTGCGTGACCACTCAATCAGAGCTGGCGATTTGTGAATAAGGTCAAGGTCAGACTTCGACCACGCCTTTACTTTTCGGTATTCATCGTTTGTTAGTGCTCCGGTTATTATTGCCATTTAATCCTCCAGTTTTACGCCAGGGATTTTGCCCGCAGCAATGGCGTCGTAAATTTCACTTGAAGTCTTACTCCTATCCCTAACCATAAGCAGCACAACATCAATGTTTGCAATGGCTACATCGCGCTTCTTATCTTCTTCTGAGCGGATAGGGCGGAATAGATGTGATTGAGAGGTATTTATACAGTCAAGCCCACGAAATCTTGGGTCTTCTCCAAGCCATGTAAATGCGATTCCATCCATAGTTATGCATTCTACTCGAACCTTCTTAATACCATATCCATTCGTTTCGTACTCACACTCACATCCAACCGGAGGCAATCCATCGCCATTCCATTCTGATTCTTCTGAAACAAGCTTGCGCGTTCCAACAACTGTAAACTTAGTCGGGTTTGCAATTTTGAATTGGCGGCCATTAGACCAGACAGCCGTTGCCATGTAATCAAGCTCATTGCAGAAAGCGTTTGAGCGTCCATCACTAATTGCTAACTTTGCCCAGCCAGGAGCGCCGCTAAACTCACTTTCATTGCCGTGGGTGTATTCGTATTTCATCTTCATTCTCCAGTGTTTATTTAAGTGCTGACATAAGCATATCAGCACCTGTTGTTATTGCAACTTATTTGTTTAGTAATGAATCTTGATGTTCGCCACCAGACCCTTCGCCACAGCAGTGATTACCGCCTTGGCCTGATCTTCGCTGAGCCCCGCCTGAGCAATAAGGTCGGCAAGTGCCGCGCGGTTAATCGCCACGCGATGAGCCTTGTCATCAGCACGACGCTGCTCTTCGTCTTTCTGGCGCTGAAGTTCAAGAGCCTGCTGCTCTTCTGCGTATTTCTTCGCGTTCTCTGCTGCGATACGCTCGCGCTCTTTGGCTTGCTGCTCTGCCAGCCCTGCATCGCGCTTCGCCATCTCCTCTGCATCCTTCAGTGCCTGCTCAGCTGCGGCCTTATCCTGCTCGGCCTTCAATTTCGCCAGGCGGTCCTGCTCTGCCTTGCTCCTCTCATCCAGGATGCGTTGTTCCGCGCGCTGACGCTCTTCTTCCTGGGCTTTGCGCGCCGCTTCTTCTGCAATCTGGCGATCGCGTTCACGCTGCGCGCTTTCTTCGGCGTCTTTGCGCAGGCGTTCGAGTTCTGCGGCTTGCTCTTCAGCGGCAACCAGGCGCGTGATTGTCGTTGACGTAGCTGCTACAGCCCCATCCACTGACGCACGCGCTTTCTTAATTAGCTCAGGCCAGAATGTTGTCTCTACACTAACAGAAGCGGCTCGCGCTTCATCCGCCCACAAGCGCACTGTGTAGCTGTCTAAGCCATCCATAGCACACATGCGCACAATCTCATCCATGCGCTCAATAATCGCGTCCTGAGCAGCCTGAGCCTCAACCAGTGGCTTCAGCGTCGCATCACGCAGAGCATCGAATCGCTCCACGCTTTCGCGTGCGTTCTTCTCCACGACTTTCGGCAGGGCCTTAATTTCGCGCAGGTAGTCGCGCATAGGTTTGTCGATGGCCGTCTTGCTGCTGGAAATCTTAGCTGCCAGCGATTTGATATGCTTGCGGCCCTCTACGGTTTCCAGGTCTGGCACGTGAGCCTCCACCTCGGCCTTAACTTTGTTGAACAGGTCTTCCAGGCTTTCTGCGCTGTATGCAACCGGCAGCGATGGGAGTTCGGTTACTTCTGTGCTTACTTCGGTTTTGTTGGTCATTTTGGTTCTCCTGTTATTTGTTACGTTCTGCCAGCATTGCGTCTGCGTATTCATACGCCTGAGATGCTGCTGAGCGAGGGTCGTGGCCACCAAGAACCTGGCACATTGAAGCCATCGCCTTTGCCGCAAAGTAATCTCGCAAGCTCATGCCCTCCTGGCCAAGTCGATCAAAGCCAATATCATATCCATTGGCCTGATAATCCTCCCTGGGGAATGCTGGGCCGCCATTATTCTCTTTGCTCATCTTCATCTCTCCATCATTTGTCAGTCCGTTCAGTATACGCAAGACGAATACTCTTGCAACTTATTTGTTGAGATATGTAATATTACTTAGCACGCTACTGGTATGGTAGTATT